GTTTGTTTTTCTTACAAGCGACACATAATCCGTACAACATACTAGAAGGGGAATTGCTTAGCGGGTAATTCCTTTTCCGGTGGAAGAGTGATACAAGAGGTTGCAGTGAGGATTGTGGAGGCGATGCCGAGAGCGTTCCGGATAGCATTCTTTACTACAAGGGCAGCGTCTACAATTTCATCTCCCCAAGTAGCTCTTTCCAATCCCATATTACGAATGATTTGTTTATATGGCTGCCCCAACACTTCTCGCAAGATGGTACCACCAACAGTCGCGGGCATTCTATGAGCTGCGTACAAAAGACACATACCACCGCCGGCGACAACACCTCCTTTAAGCGCAAGCCTTGAGCTATGGATAGCGTCTTCTGCTTTCAAGCGAAGATAAGACAATTCTGTTTCACTCTTTGCACCAAGCTTCAAGATGGCAGTCTTAGTAGTGAGCCAGGAAAGACGGAGCTTACTGTCGTTGGTGTTTTCTGCCTGTAATTCTGCGATATGGTCAGAAATGTCTTTAATACCAATCACTGTCGTTTCCTCCTTATCTACAATTATAGTTCCGCAAGAGCCAAGATGATCAAGCTGTAGGTTTTTGAATGTGATACCAGAAGCATCTTCCACGATCGTAGAGCCGGTGATTTTGGCAAAGTCTTCAAAGACGTAGTTACCCCACAGGACAGGAGCCTTGATGATAAGAATGTTCAGTAGTTTAGATTTATGGGCTTCGATAAGTACGGAGGCAACACCCGAGTCCATATCGTTGGTGAATATAACCAAATCCTTTTTATTTTGTGCCTGTAGAGCAGAAAGAAGAGGGTTTATATCGTTCAAGTGCGCTATTTTCCTTTTGGTGACGAGGATTGATGGGTTGTGGTAGACGGCTTTAGTTTCTTTGCGGCCGGCTTTTGTGGCTTCTTCATCGTGCACGAGATATGGACTGAGATACCCAGTTCCTCCAAACCTAACTCCTTCGATAAGAGAATAGCTAGTATCGAAAGTGCCGCTTCCTTCGAGGTGGATGATTCCGTCTTTTCCAATGACTTTATATATCTCCCCAAGAGTGTTTGCGAGTTCCTTAGATTCGCCAGCGATTTCCGCAACTGCCGGGATGTCGTCAACAGTGATTTGCCGGGTTTGTTCATCAATAGATTGCTCGATAAGCGGCAAGCACTCATCGAGGCTTTTCTTAACTTCCAGTGTAGATACACCTGACCTAAGACCCTCTTGTAGGATTGCATTTAGGAGTACACAAGTAGTGGTAGAACCATCACCGGAGTTATTGTTGGAGCGCTCTACAGCTTCTTTGATGAAGCCGAGACCAATGGATTCGATAGGGTCAGCGAGCTGGATTGACTGGATGATTGTAGCTCCGTCGTTGGTCAGCAAATGACCGGGATTGAGTTTACTCTGTAGGACTATGTTAGTACCAGCGGGGCCCATTGTTGGTGCAACTATAGAACAAGCCTTTTTAACTCCATCAGCGAGGCTCGTGAGCGCTTCTGGGTGGATATTATCGGAGCTTTCCATAGTCTGGGTACTCGTGAGCGAATAAAGCATGTTGTGGGACGAGAGCTTGTCTTGCATGATATTTAAGATATAGGTTGTTGTCTGCCAATCCTCTGCTATCAATTTTGAATATCACCTCCTTGCCGCATCGGGCACATCGTTCCTTAACGGCAGTATTTGGGTGATGATACTCGGCTACCAAGTCAAACTTGTGCAGCCATACACTTTTGCACTTAGATAGCGGAAACATTGGGTTCGATCGTCCCCAGAATGAAGTCAGAGGACTCGGGCAAGAAGTAATACGTTACACCTTCGACCTCAAGTTTATTTATACCCCATACCAAAAAACCAAGCGTCTCTCCAACCTGGACTTTCTGTACCTCATCACCAACAGCAACAACTTTGCCGTACTCACACAATGCACCCTGCTCGGACACAAGTACCTGCTTCTTTGCTGCGGGTTCGATAAGGATGTTATTTCCAAAAGGTTTAATCATAGATTTTCGCTATCGTTGATAATTTTCTGTACGGGGGATTGTCGTTCGTATTTGATGACTTCTGCCAACGGTTTCTTTTTGAAGATATCCGTTACAGCCGCGAGTGTTTTTGATTGAGGAGAAGGTTCTTCTACTTCAACCGAGCTTAAAGCCCACAATGTCTTAAATCTCTTTAGCAGGTTCATAACCGGGAGGAGGCAAATCATCTACCTGAATAGGGGATAATGTGGCGGTGTATTTAGTATCCGCGAGATACGGAATAGGTTTGATAGCGAAAGTATCATTACCGACGTGAACCATCGTCATTGCGACAGTCGGAGTTAGTTGGAGTTCACTGAGTGCCGCAAGCGCTTTGGCTTCACGTTCTTTGATGTCTGCGATCTGTGCCTCTGTGTAATTGTTTGGCATATGTTATTTACTCATTGCTCCCGGCGCAAACTTGTGAGAAGACGCCGAGAAAAATGAGCACAAGTTATTTTTTAATAGGTGAACGCGCCTTGGTCGGTGCCTTAATTATACCACAAGCTTTTTATAATGCTTTTAGGGAGTGGGGATAACTATTCTTCCATTTTTAAAGTATTTCATGAAACCACTTGACAAAAAACGATATAAAAAAATCCGATACGAAAAAAGTGTTTATTTATATAGTATAGTAGCCCTGGGAGTACCCCCCGCGGGGGGTACTCCCAGGGTAACAATATTACAACATAATTGCAATAGCAAAACCTATTCGGGAACTGTTTGGAACTATTGGCAAGAGTCGGTTGGTTGCAGTTATCCACATACCACTATCGTCTATCCGACACACTCAGGTATACTGTAGGTATGCAATTGAATAACCTGTTTTCATCATGGCTTCGGGCGCGCCATATCACCGATGAGGTGATCGAGTCGTTCGGTTTACTAACGGGCGAGCACACAACCTTGGGCGAATGTTTGGTTATACCTGTCCGTTACCCGGATGGGGTTTTTTCGTTCAATAAATATCGCCGCAACCCTACCGAAGATATAAAGCCTAAGTATGTGTACGATGTCGGCGGTAAGGTTACACTCTATGGAGCCGATAAGATTTCAAACGTATCTACTGTAGTAATAACAGAGGGCGAGCTTGATACCCTTGTATGTTGGTCGCACAACATACCCGCAGTCAGCTCTACCGGCGGGGCTATGTCTTTCCAAAAGGAATGGGCCGATCTCCTAAGAGGCAGTGATGTTATAGTTTGTTTTGATAATGACGAGGCGGGAGGTAAGGGTATGGCAAAAGTGTTGGATATTATACCAAACGCACGAATTATGTTCTTGCCGGATCGTCCGGGTGTAAAAGATATATCTGATTATGTGATGAATGGTGGCGATCTTCATTCGCTAATCCCAACAGCAAAATCTTTCGCATCACTTGAGGAAGTAAAACAAGATCGTTCCGAACGACTAGCACTATGGAAGTCTATTCACTTTCACGATGCTTATATAGAAGCGCATGAACCAAAAATACAGTCATATAACACCGCAAAATATATCGGAGATGACCGAATACTGAAAGCACGCTCCTTTCCTATCCCGCAACTGATAAAACTCGTCTCCAACAAGGCGCTTTGCCCTTGGCACAAAGAAAAATCCCCATCGCTCCAATATTATCCCAAAACCAATACAGTGTATTGCTTCGGGTGTGCTAAATTTGGCGACGCAATAGATGTATACCGGGCAGTTAATGGGGCATCATTTAGCCAATCGGTTAATAATCTCCAATAACATGACGCTCGACGAACTGAAAGTAAAGGTACGGGAGCACCAGTATATGGAGGATGACACCATCATCGACGCATCTTTGGCGGTTATGATAGCCAATCGCCTGCAACTAAGTGATCCGGTATGGTTGGTTATAGTTGGTGCATCCTCCGGAGGTAAATCACAGATGCTCCGACCCCTTGCAATGACGGACAGTAAGTTTATACATCGAGTAGACGATGTGACTGAGAATACTTTCCTATCCGCCGCAAAGCTTGGTAAGAACGAAGATGGTACCGAGCGAAACCCCTCCCTTCTACTACGCATTGGAGCATTAGGTATGATAGTCATATCAGATTTAACCGTAATCTTCTCTAAGAATAACGAGGCCCGAACGACCATCCTCTCCCAACTCCGCATGATCTACGACGGCGAGATGTCTAAGATCGCCGGAAATATGGAGTTCCCTATCAAATGGCGCGGGTATCTCGGCATCATGGCAGGCTGCACACCTTCTGCGTATCGTTTCTTTGAGGAAGCATCGGACATGGGAGAGCGCTTCATCTGTTGGCGCATGAAAGACTTTGACTCTAATATGGCAACGAAACTCGCGCTTGGTACGAAACTTAAAAGCAAAGAAATAGATGAACAGTTATCGGAATTGTACGGCAACTATATAAAAGAAACCGTGTTGCGCTATACAGAGAATGAAAGTCCGTTGGATGTCTCCCAGGAAGTCGTTGAGCGTCTTACTGAGATAGCCACCTTTGCGGAACTCATCCGAACTCCGGTACACACGTCGCATAAGACCGAGGAGATGGATCGTCTGCCGGTGCCTGCGATGCCTATGCGTCTCGCCAAACAGCTCGCGGCAATCGCGAAGGGTCTGATGATTATGCGCAACAGGCCGCTGGAAGAGTCAGATTACAAGATACTCGACTGGTTTGCGTATTCGCTTGCCAACGAAGAGAAGCGCGCAATCTTGCGTACCATTTGCAATCAGTCGTGGGGTTCTTCTATGACCACCCGCAAGATAGCAGACGCCATCGGTCTAAACACATCTGTAACCCGCAACCTCCTACAGAATCTCGCATCGGTAAACGTTCTCACCAGACGTTCCAGTTACACAATACAAGGTGATCAGGAGAAAGAGGGAGAATTGTCGTGGTCGTTCGCGGAGCCACGGTATCACAGTATCGTGCAGCGAATCGAAGGTATACAGCATTATTCATCAGACACATTCTAAATATGGCAATGGACCTTGAAGTGCAGATAAAATATATCTGCGAAGCAAAAACTATTGAAGAAGTAGAAGCATTGCGAAAACGTATTACCGCATCAAAGAAACTTTCTGAATATGAAAAGAAAGAACTTCTTATGCATTGCGATGTGCACCAAGGAAAGTTGTGGTGGGACAGTTTGCCGGAAAAAGAATTACTAGTCGAGATAAAGAAATCAAGTGATGCCTTACAAGCAAAGAAAATCCGTGGCCGAAGGCCCCTCCGCTGAGTGGTATACACCACGAAAATACGTCCCGCCCCGCGACGACGTTGAGAAGTGTCCGTGTTGCGGCAAGTATTACGGCTTTATTGCGTGCAGGATAACGAAAGCGGACAAGAGCAATGTTTGTGCATCGTGTTATGTGGGCGAACATAGGAGCGAAGAATGTACGGTATGACCGAGAACGACGTATACAAACTGAACAAGAAACCCCCCCACTTCCCAACCTCGGCGGTGGAATGGAAGCTGACGAAGTTGCCGTACATCGCATACTCACACCTCCAGCCGCACCAAATCAAATATCTCTTGCAAGTCGTTCTGTCACGCATAGACGTCCGAATAGCCGACGCCCGTACTCGCGGCGGGATCGGCGGGAAGTCTCCGTTCGATGAGATACACCTGGCGCAAGAGCGCGGCGTGGTCGCTGTCGTCTTTCATAAGAAGGGCCGGCAGAACCTAAAGCAAATCGTCTGCTACATCGACATAGAAGAATTGCTCGCCGAAGAAAAACGAACCCTTCGGAAATCCCTAACAGAAGAAAGGGCGCGGGAGATAGCATTCGTGGTGGCGACGTTAGGCGGAGAAGTTATCCCCAGGTAGCCATTGTATTATACGGAGCCGTTGTGTATACTGTAAGTATCAAAGGCGGTCGAACTTTGTCGCAATACTATTAAGTTAACACAACAAATATATGGCAAAAGTAGAATACTCACAGCCGCGCGCTACGTACTTCAATGTCCTTTCTGACGGAAAATTCCATCAGGAGGTAGCAGAGACGACGCCGGGAGCGGTACGACGCGAGTACGAGACTTCCGACGGAAAGACGGGGGTCAAATACGAATTAGTTGCCCAAAAAATCACCGGTAAAATAAAGAATTTGGCGATCTACGAAGGAGACTTCGGCAAGAACATCATCATCACGCTAGACGGCGAAGGTGAAGACGACAACGCTATCTCATTGTCCGCTAATTCCAACTTCGGCGAAGATTTCCTCAAGAAGCTCCCGAATTTGGATGTCTCAAAAGATATATGCTTCGCTCCCTACTCGTTCGAGGATGAGAAGACGAAGAAGCTCAAGAAAGGCATCTCTATCACCCAGGACGGCGAGAAGAAGCCTGATTATTACCACAAGCAGAATCCGAAGAACGACAAACAGTGGGATCCGTGTAACGGATACCCGAAGCTCCCGAAGGAAGCGTCCGGCTGGGACTCCGATGATTGGAAGTTGTACTTTGGTACGGCTCGCAAGTTTTTGCTCGAAGAGTTTAAGAAACACGAACTCTACGATAAAGCAACTCGTGCAGAGGGTTCTAACGCTCCCGAGAAGGTAGCATATCCGGAAGGCCCGGAAGAAGAGCCGGCATTCTAAGGGTTGCGTGCATACTTCGGGCCTGCCATTCCTGGGCCCGAGGATATGAAATACAACTTACCAAAAGGCTATCTGTCTTACTCTGCCATAGATTTGTGGCGGAAGGATAGGGACGGGTTCCGTCGTCGTTATTATGAGAACGAAAAGACGTTCGACAATATCTATACAATGTTCGGCCGCGAGGTACATGAGGCCATAGACCGGGAAGAAAAGTATACTTGCATACGCCTTCCAAAGGCAGAGCATAAGATACAAGTGGACATAGGCGGCGTGCAGGTTCTCGCATACATTGACACCTTCGACCCGGAGACATGTGCGTTCGGAGAATATAAATCGGGGATACGAAAGCCAGACGGAAGCCCGCGTTGGACGCAAAAAGATGTAGACAAGCACGACCAACTCCCCTTCTACTCACTACTCATACAAAAGAAATATAGTAAGAAAGTAAACAAGACCTACCTCGTGTGGCTTGAGACCGCTAAGATAGAAAATAAGACGAAGCGCGGCGGGGTCGTCTTAGACCAGGGAGACACACTGGCGCTCACCGGACACTATGAGACCTTCAACCGTAAGATATTGCAGAGAGACCGCGACCGCATCTTGCGCCAGATAAAGAAAACGGCGCGGGAAATAAGCAAAGATTATACGACTTATAAACAAGAACATGACCGAAATTAAAAACCCTGAACAATTCATCGCTCGCATGCAGGAACTCTACGCGCAGAACGTGGAGATCAGCAAACGCAAGAATGCGGACTACGGCGGTGCACGTTCTCCGTTCGCTAACTTCATGCTCGCCGAACAGCTCGGCATCCCGGCGGAGAAGGCGATACTGGTACGCATGTGCGACAAGCTCTCTCGTATAGCCACACTACTGGACGCAGAGGCGCAGGTGGAGGATGAGAAGTTAGCGGATACACTGCTCGACCTCGCAAATTACTCAATAATTCTACGAATGCTTTATGAGTCCCGACATTAAACAAGCACTGTCCGACCACTTCCGCGCCCTCGGTAAGAAGGGCGGCACATCGTGGTGGACAAATTTGAGTGAAGAAGAGAAGACGAAACGTATTGTAAAGATGGTGAAAGCACGTCAAAAGAACCGTGCAAAATAAAGGTATTTAAGAGTTATCCACAAGATAACTCTTAACCCCTTGCACAGAGCGGCTCTATGATATATACTGGTTAGTGAGGGTAGTTCGTTCACAACTGAATAACCGAGACAGATTAACCACATAAGGTATAGCTTATGATATTTTACAACAAACAGTGCGAAGGGTGCAGGGGCACGGGGCGGATGCAGGTAGCGAACGGATCGGAGGACTTTGACATCGTAGAGTGTGGGTGTAAGGAGGAAGTCGTAACGGGTCCGGAGTTGCTCGAGTTCATTGAAAACATTTATAAGACGCCTATTTTAACTTTGATCTAATATGTACAGCCCAAGAAACCTAATGCTCGATGAAGAAGGAAATCTCAAACAAGACACGTTCTATCAGAAACAGAGTTGGGCGGAGGGTATCATGACGTCGATCTTGTTTGCATTACTCGCAGGGTTAATTATGGTGGCGGCTCGCTCATCTATATGGTAGGAAAAATCATCATCCATCCAATCGGATGCGACCTGTGCAAGAAAGTTTCCAAAGATTGTGTATGCGACGCATTATTCGAGCAGGAACGCGATAACCAAAACTAATATGTTTGAAGACTACTTGAAAGATGTCCACGCAAAGAACTACACGGGAACCGACGACAATATGCCAGATGCTTTCGACAACTGGCTTTCTAATCTCGACGGTCAAGAATACATCGACTACGCCGACGAATACGCTGCGAAGGAGGTTGAGAAAGCGAAACAGTAATAAAGTATAAGCCCCCGGAATTACCCGGGGGCTTTTGTCATCAGCACTGCCATTTTATTTCACGCGTCTTGCGGTTGTAGATGCTTTCGAGTTCGTCGCCGTGCTTCCGGCAGCAACCCTCAGTGCAATACGTCTTTTGAGACTTGCCGATGTAGATGATGTCTGTCTTGCCCTCCGTGATAGGACACGCGGCGCAGAACGTAACATGCGCAGGCATTGGGGGCTTTGTAGGTGTTTTAGCTCCCCATACATAGCCGGCCAGCTGTTTCAGGTATTCCATCGTCTTTCTCCGTGCAAAGATGTTTACGCATCTCATCGAACAACTCGTTCTCGCAGTCCAGACCACAGACGAAGATGTTGACGTGGCAGGGCAGGTCTACATCATAGACCATACCCTCCTCACCGCAGACAGAACACGCATCGCGTACCCATATATGCTTCATAGCGTCTCCTATGTCGGGTCAAAAGAGTTGCGCAAGTCCCGTTCGCAGGTGTCAGAACACACCCAATACACGAACAGTTCGATGACGATGTAGCGCGTATAGTCGTGGCGTTGACCACAGACCGCGCAGATACCTACATCCTCGCGTTGCACCACCTCCACGCAGCCTTGAGTGCAGCGCAGCAGGCTCCCACGGCACGGCAGAAGATGCGCGTCTTTCTTTTTGCAGGACATTTTTGCCTCCTTTTGAAGAACAACTAATATCATTGTATAACACAAAACACCACCCGTTTCCGAGTGGTGTCAGTGGGTGTGCACAACTATCGAAGATGGTTGAAAGCATTGAGAACCGCATCACGGATGAGAGCATTAATGCTCACTTCCTCTTTGTAGTCTTTGAGCATAATCTTTTGAACACGCTTGAGTTCCTTGAGCTCCTTCTCCCCAAGGCGAACCGTCAAACGGGTCAGCTTTTCGACTTTCTTTGTTGCCATAACATTTCAATTAACTGGTAATGTCCCTACTATACACCATAAACGACACTATGGTGTCAGTTATCCACAGGTATACCCTTGTGGTGTCATCGAAGGTGGCGCATACTGGTTACTAGAGCAGGACGAGAACGAAAGTTTTTGAAAGGCGGTTGCGACGATTGGGTAGTGTTGAACATTGAAAACTGGAGTAGTAGTGAAAGAGAGGCAGAAATGCCCGGCAAAGCAAATCCCTAGAGCCAAAGCAGACTAGGCTCGTGTTGGGATGCTATTAAATCTTTTGTCTGACTCAAGCTTTTGGCGAGTTAGCGGGACACGGATAATGCATTATCCCCCGACTATAGTCTACTTAAAAGGAGCTGTAGGGGTGGTTGACTTCGAATAAAAACCACAAAAGATAGCACTATGGGTTCGATTCCCATCTACTCCAGTTTCCAATGTTCAATTCCTCCCCATACCGTAAGCGACCTGCCGACCTGTTTCTATCCCTTCCCTTCGTCCTACCAAGTTGCCCGCGTCCTTTTAAGCTGGGATTACGGCAAAGAGGTGCGACACCTTGGAGACATCCGCTTGGTAGGTCGAATGGAGGGGGAAAGTTTATCAAGAACATTTTTATGACCCAAACTCAATATCTAAAACGCAACTGGCAAACCAAATCCGACAAGCAAATCGCTGCCGTCCTTGGACTCACTGAAGGCAGTGTCCGCTGGAGACGCCGGAAGTTGGGACTCATAAAGGACGACAAGCTGGCGGGTAAATTATCAGGGAAGGCACGGTTGACGCGATAAGGTCAAGGAATTACTCAAGTCATTAAAGAACTAAATGTATGGACAAGTTGGAGCAAATTGCTAGTAAAGGCATCACAGAAGAAAATTTTTTCGAACGTGTAAAATCGGTTGCACAAACACTGAAAGGAAATCTGATAGACAGGGACACAAATTTCGGAATGAATGAGTCTTACCGAGCAGCCCTAGAAGATATGGTAGATTTGTTGTGCCCATTTACTAAAAGCATTAAGGAAGGATAGGCGTATGAAAAAAGGATTATGCAGGAAGTGTGGGAATATATGTCGGCATAGATTGGATTGGGATGCAGATGAATGTACAAACCCTCGGTGTCCCAAACGCAACCAACCTCAGAATGTTAGCTAATACCCCACCCCGCAGCATTACTAAAAAGTAATTGAAGATATTGTATGACCAACCTCGAAAAAGACTTAGCCGACGCCTTACTATCTATGTATGAGCAATACTGTCAACGTGGGCACGAATTTATGTCTGCCGGTGAGAAGGCTTCTACTTTGTTGGAACAAATTGGGTATGCAGGTTTTGATGAAGCTGGTCGAATAATAAAAATTGTATGCAAACAGTAAGCCTCGAAGTAGCAAATCTTATAGCTGGGTTGGGCGTTAAGCCAAAATACGAGACAGAACAAACAACAGAAGTCGGTGTATCGTTACCAAACTTCCAAGAACTCCTAGACATCCTGCCGCAGATTGGGGAAAAATTGGGGTGGGAACAAGAGTTCATAGACAAGAAGTTTGCAACCAACTTTGAGAAAGTTGCCGTGTATGTAGCACACCGCCTACTCGACCTCTACCTCACAGGCGGTATGGAAGCAGTGAGTACAGAGTTGTTGAAATTACTCGGTAAGAAATAAAGATATGAAAGAAAAACTATTGGAGATACTTGCAAATCCTAACGACAAAGTAATAGCGGTAGACTTAGACGGAACACTGTGTGCCGGTGAGTTTTGGGGGGAAGAAGATTGCGTGCCTATACAGAAAATGATTGATCTCGTAGCCGCGTGGTACCAAAAAGGCGCACACATAATTATCTATACCGCACGACAGCCAAAATACTTTGCAGCTACACAGGCATGGTTGATGAAAAATGGAGTTCCTTTTCATGGAATAGTCATGCAGATGAAGCCAGGGGCAGATGTATATATAGATGATAAAGCATTAAATGTATGCGATGTAATTTTAGCAGGTGTGTAGGAAGTGCCCCGCAGCATTACTAAAAGGTAATTATAAAGTGACTTATGTTTAAAGCATCTGAAGAATTTGTAGTAGGAAAGCATAATATTGGGTATGTCAGCGGTTACTTTAAGGAGATATTCGGCAATCAGTCCTTCGGGGAGATGAACAGTCCCTTTGAAAGCAAGACGCTTGAACGATCAATGAATAACTCCGAGATAATGAAAGAGTTCGATGTAGAAGAGCTAAATCTTGGTGATGTGTTGTTTGCCCTAAAGAATGATGAAATTCTGTTGAAGAATGGACACGCAAATATCTTCTATGTACGCAATGGTGGCGAGGTCTTCGCGGTGCACGTCCGCTGGGCCTCCGTCGGTCGGCGGTGGGGCGTGTATGCCGGTCGGTCGGACGACGCTCGGTGGCTCGCCGGCTGCCGGGCTTTCCCCCGCAGACTACTTGAACCTAAGGATTTGTCACTTAGTAACTTGGAAGCCCGTGTGAAGAAACTGGAAGGATTATTCGCAAAGGGAGTGTTGGAATAATATGAATCCAATCAAAAAAGCCGTGGAGGAGGAATTACCAAATATCTTACTACCTTGGACAAGTAAGGATGGAGAAAAACA